TTTGTTCGCCCCATTGGCGCACGTTTTCGATCAGTTCTTCGATGTTCATTGGTTGGTTGGTTGTTAGCTGGTTTATGGGCGATCTAGATGGTCGTTCATGGCTTCCATCTGAAATCGCGGATTGCGTTTTCTACGGCGTTTTTTGCGTTCGATGTGGTTGAGAATTCTGAATATCAGATTGGCGAGTCGTGGATGGCCGGCCAGGATCACGGCTAGGGATCGGGATAGGTGGTTCATGGCTCGTGCTTCCAGTCTACGATCACCCGCGCCATCTGCGCTGCCGTCTTGACCGGCTTTGCCTTCTTGCCGTTCGCGCTGGCCAGCATTCCGCGCCCGCCGCGTCCGTTGTCCCACAGCCACCAGTCAAGCCAGCCGTCCGGGTCGATGATTTGCACGGCGTCTTCAAATGCGCCCCAGATGGATTCGTGCAGCCTTCCTTCGCTGTCCATGCACCCAGCCTTAATTGCCGCGTTGCAGGCATCGTCTAGACGGTTGTATGAGGCTGTCAGGGTTTCGATGATGCCTTGCCAGTGTTTGATTTGTTCGATTCGGTTCATTTTGTTTGATGGGTAAAGGTGAGCAGTTTCTCGACATGCTCAGGTCGGCATGGGGAAATCAGAGCAGCGTCAACTGCGCCTTGGCATTCCGAAGATTGCAGCACGCCTGTTTGAAATACGACTCCTTTAGCTCGCTGCCGACGAATCGACGGCCAAGCGTCAACGAGCCGACGCCCTCGCTTCCGATGCCAGCAAAGGGAGAATAAACCAGATCGCCGGGATTACTCCAAAGCATCACTGCGCGTTCGATGACATCAAGCTGGAGCGGGCAAATGTGCTTCTCGTCTTGCTCTGTCCTTGCGCCGTCGCGGTTTAAGACCCGACCTTGATCGACCGTCATCCAGACCGGGGAAGCGACTTCCTGCCACCATGAAACCGGGAACTCGCCACGGTCCTTAGCAATAGGTTTTGGATTCTCTCCCGGCGCACGGAAGATCAGCAGGTAATCCGCCGATCCGACCCGCGAGTCGGCGCTGTCATTGCAAAGCGTCTTGTGGAGCAACCCGTGCGCCTTGGTCCGCTGCATCTCTGTCACTGGATTCTTCCAGATGCAAATCCGCGAGTGGAACCGGAATCCGCGTTTCCAGAATGACCGGATGATCTCGCCGCTGAAATCCTGAAACTGAATCGCGCCGTGCTTCCACTTCGTTGCCAGTAGGTCAACGCAATGAACGGCAACCTCGCGACCTGGGACCATGACCCGCGCAAGCTCGTCAATGAGAAGCTCGAAATGCTGCGTGAACTCGTCCATGTCGTTACAATTACCCATGTCCTGCAAATCGTCCGAGTAGGTAAACAGGTCCGCAAATGGCGGGGAGAATATACACATATCGATTGACTGGTCAGGGATGGCCTTTGCGACCCGGACGCAATCGCCGTGATGCATTGTCCATTCGCTTGTGGATTCGGTATTGATGTCGGTTTTCATGGTCAGTTTTTTCACTTGGAAGCCACGGAAGCATTTCGCCGCGATCTTCATCTTGGTTTGCATGTCTTGATGCTGTTTGATCTTCTTGTTGATTGTCTGTAGAATTGCGCCCTCCGTGGTTGCTTGCACGATGTAGGCGTTGACCTGGCGAGTCTGGCCGAATCGGTATGACCGGCGCAAAGCCTGATAGAAATCCTCGAAAGAGTAGGACAGCCCGACGAAAGCCACGTTAGAGCAATGCTGCCAGTTCATGCCGTAGCCGAAGATTCCGCTTTTGCTGATAAGAACGCGGATTGATCCATCCACGAATCCTTCTGCCGACTTTTCCTTGAACTTCGCAGTGTCGCTTCCTTTGACCTCGACGGCGTCACGGATGGCATCATTGAGCATCTTGCTTTCCTCGTTCGTGTTGCACCATACAATCCATGATTCGCTCGACCCGTTGACGAGTTCCGCCACCTTCGCCACCCGGTCCCTGACGGTCATCGAAAGCTCTTTGTGCATCGTGGTTGCGGAAAGCGTCGAGTGGCGCAGTAGCTCGCCTTCCTTGCGCCCTTCCACCTCGTCAACCTGGACCGCGAAGGACTGGAGATTGAGCGGCGGGAGATCGTAGCCGTCATCAGGGAATCCAATGTCGGACGGTTTGGAGATGCACGCGGCCCACGATGACAGCCACTCCCAAAACGACTTTTCGGCGTGGCGCTTCAGCCGCCAATCTCCCGTGTTGAAAGTGTCGTTCAGGAAAAACGTGGCGAGCATCTGAGCGGGTGAGCAAATGCCGAGAAAGTCGGCGTGCTGCCCGAACTCCGTGTAATCGTTTGGCGATGGCGTCGCCGTGCAGCAAAGCCGATACGGGGTGTCGGAGAATCGAGACGTAAGCCGGATACGCGTCTTGCCGGTGAAGTTCTTCAGGATTGAGCTTTCATCAAGAACCACGCCCGCGAACTCCACTGCTTCGAAATGATCGAGCTTGTCGTAGTTCGTGATATATATGCCGGTCGCGTTGCATTGGCTACCATGCTCAACGACAGTTGCCGCGATGCCGAACTTGCGAGCCTCCGCTTCCGTTTGCTTGGCGACTGATAGCGGCGTCAGGATCAAGACCATGCCGGAAGTCTTCAGTTTGACTTGATGCGCCCACTCAAGCTGCTGCGCTGTTTTTCCTAGTCCGCAATCTTCAAAGAGTGCGGCACGTCCCTGGCGCACTGCCCATTCGACAACGTGGCGCTGCCACGGGAAAAGGGGTGCGGTCATTTCCAGCGGCTCGAAACCGTGCGACTGAGCGCGTTTGGTTTTGGCCGTGATGAAGTCGTCGTAGGTTGCTTTCATGGGTTCAGTGCGTCTTGAGCTGCGGTTGCGATCTTGCCGAACTGCGTTCCGTAATAACCACCAACATCGCCAGTCGCGTCGGTGATGCCGCGAATGGCAACCAGTGCCGATTCTTGTTTAAGCGCGACGGCGCGGAGTTCGTTATAGGCTTGAACCAGCATCCCGATCGGCGGCGGCGAGTCCGTCCAAGCAAGCGGGAACTCGTCACTAATTAATTGCGGTGTGTCGTTTGTCATGCGCCGAACTCGCTACCCCGCCGCCGGTCCCGCCTCAACAAAAAAGGACCATCCCGCAAAAATAAACCTGACGAAAAAACTTGCCAGTCGTCCCGCCTTTACGCGCTGTAAGACTCGCTCGCCCGTCAAGTTTTTCGCGCTGTATGACACAAATAAAGTTTACGGTTTTTCTCGCCAGTCGAGCCGGTCGGGAGGATTGTGCGGCTGTCAACCGACACCAACCAAACGACCATGAAAACCGAAAAACAAATCGCCCTCGACAATCTCCTGACCGCCAGGGCCGCTTCCGAGCCAGGGCCGATTGTCCACTTGCCCGAAGGTGCAAACATGTTCAACCCAGGCAAGGTTTGCGTAAACCTTGCTGATTGTGATGCCAACCCGGTATACCGCCCCATGACGGAGACCGAGCTGGCTCAGGAAGCCGCCGAGGCTGATTGGTGCGCGGCAAACCGTCGCCACTACGACCTGACGGAGAAGGTGGACGCCGCCGCCAAGGCTGCATTCGACTCGCTCCCCCAAGACGCTCAGGTCGCGTTCCTCAAGTCCGGCCCTAACCGCTGGGCCGGTGGCGAGGACGCCCGCTTCGCCCGCTTCAAGGTGGTGCTGGCCTATGGCAGCACCGAGGTTGCACGCCTCGGCGCAACCGGCGGCAACACGGACGCCCGGATCCTCATCAGTGCCGCCCCCCACGGCGTGGACACTGACGAACTGATCGCCCGGCTGGCGCGGTTCGAGTTTTGATTTTTCCCGCCCCGCCAGCCGGTGACTTGTCGTTAGGTAACGGCGAGCGGCGGCGGGGAACCATTCATTACCATGACACCAACCCAGATCGCAAACCTAGAGTCAGTCCTGCTCATGCTAGCCAGAGACTACAAAAACGCCTCGCCAACCGCGTCCGCCGCATATGCCAACGCCGCCTCACTCCTTATTGAGGCCGCGAGCAAGCCAGCCTGCCGCACCCGGCGCAAACTTACTACGCCATGAGCATCCTGGCCGCCGTTTTTGTCTGGGCTGGCTTGTCCATCCTCGCCTTTGTCGCCTTCAACCTGCTTTCCCGCTCCAACTCTCACCGATGAAATCCAGTAAACGCATGATGCGTCAAGTCGCGTCCACCGACCTTCGCCCTAGAACTCTTAGGGAAATAGAGAAGGCCGATGGCAAGCTGCCAGCATACAAGAAAATCACCATGGAAGAGGCGCTCAATCTCATTCGTGAAGAAAAACAAAAGAAGCTCCGATGAACCTAACCATAACCAACCCGCCCATGCTTGAGGATAATCCCTCAATCATCGTCCGCACCAGCAAGCCGTCAGACGTTAAATACGAGTCAGAGAGCCGCCGTTACGACGGCAAGCTTGCGAGAGTGAACGTCAGCAACGGTTACGACCTCGCGCTGATCAAGATGCTTAGGCACGGGATCGACTATTTCGCACCTTCGACCGGCAACGGCATTCTCGTTAAACCAGAACTCTTAATCCGATGAAAACACCACACCTAGCAACAGCATTATTATCAACCGCAGCATTACTCGGAACTGGAGGTGAATCTGCTACCGAATGGACCGAGATGCGGGGCATTATTCGACGCCGTGGACTCACTTTAAACCAGCGCCAGAAGCGCAAGGACCGACGCCGCGCCTTCGCCAACGGCAACCGGAGGGCATTCCGATGACCTACCAAGAAGCCGCCACGCACCTACTGGCATCCGCAACCTACCGCATGACCATGCCGGAGCGATCAGCCTGCGAGGCGATCCAAGCTGGCAACAACGACGACGAAAGCTGCCGCGTGATGCGCCAGTTGATGACCGAGTTTGCCCGCGAACTTGCCACGGCCCGACCAATCGAGCCGGTCGCGCCAATCGAAACCGCTGACCAGGAGGGCGCTGCATTGCTATGAGTGCCGACTCCGCCCGCTTGTTCGCATCCACCGTAACGGTGGCAATGGTCGCTCTGACCGTGCTACTCGCCGCCTTTGGATGCAGGGACTTCGCCACTTACCTAATCGTAGCCGGAATCGGCATCTTTGCCGGATTCGTAGCATCAACTCAAGATTCCTGACTTTTCCAACCATGAAAACGATGAAGAAAATCGAGATTAAAGCTCTACTTGAAATGCTGGATTACGACCCAGAAACCGGCGTTTTAGTTTGGAAAAAGAGGCCGCTTGAGCATTTCAATTCGGAGCGTGCAATGATCGTTTTCAACTCAACCCGAGCAGGGCGAGTTGCTGGATCGTGGCACAGGGCTGGCTATAGGAAGATCAAAACGCTTGATGGCGGCGACTATTTGGCGCATCGCTTAGCTTGGGCGATACACTCGGGATCGTGGCCCCAGTTTCAAATTGACCACAAAAATGGAATCCGCCATGACAATCGAATTGCAAATTTGCGAATTGCGAGTCACGCGGACAATTGCAGAAACATTAAGATTCCCAAAACCAATAAAAGCGGAGTTATAGGTGTTTCCGCGATGTCCAATCAAAAAGGTTGGAGAGCAAGAATCAAAGTCAATAGCAAGACCATCCATCTTGGAAAATTTGACGATTTTGATAAGGCCGTTGCAGCAAGGAAAGCAGCGGAAAAACTACACCACAAAGAATTTGCGGGATCAAACCGCTAACTATCGCCTAGTGGCGACCGGGCGGCACATTGCCAGTCGTTTCTACTCGTCGAGGGTGGGATTGCTTACGACAGCCCGGAAACTTTTAACTGACCAACACCATGAAAGAAGAATCGATCGCTCCCAAATGGGCTAACCTTCGGGTTGCCGCAAAGTATAGCTGTCTATCTACTCGTTTGCTTGAAACGTATATTGAGTACGGGCTTATTCGTTCTGCCCTTGTTAAGAAGCCGGGACGCGAACGCGGCGTTAGGCTTATCGACCTAGACGACCTCAACCGGTTTATTGAAGGAAGTATCGGTCAACGCGCTGAGTTGAAAATGAATGAAAAACACAACAAAACACCATGAAAGCAAAACCAAAAAGCCAGTGCCAGCGGTTGCTAGCGTATCTCAAGAAGCACCGCAAGGGAATCACCACGATGGAGGCTTTCGAGCATCTCCGCATTACGTGCGTGCATAAGCGCATCAGCGAGCTTGAGAACTCATGGGAGTTCGACGGCAAGACGTTTGTCGTGCCTAACATCACTCGCACCAAGGAGCGCACCGCTTCCGGCAGCATCGTCACCAGATACAAGCTCGCCCGCTAACTTTCCAGCGCCCTTGATGCCGTCCCTTGTGGGAGACAGCACGGCACAAGAGCAACCTTTCCAACACTATGACAACCACCACACAAGAACTGCTAGACGCCAACGACGCGCTACGCGCCGAATACCCAACCGCGCTGATTGTCGATGCCGCATTCGCAAACGACGGATTCCGACTGACTGTCATTCCTCGCGGCATCCATGAGGATGGCCAGGTTGGCAAAGGTCAGACCGTTGCTGATGCGCTGGCTGACCTCCGCGCCAAGTTCATCGCAAACGATCCGGTCGCAAAGATCCGCAAGCAGGCCGAAGAACTGGGATACGGGCTTTTGAAGCTCCCGCAAGACTAACCGCTAATACCATGAACGAACAACTGACAACATCCGCCGACTCGCAAGCCTTTGAGCTTGTCCAACGCCAAGCAAAGATGCTTTCCGCGTCCTCGCTGGTCCCGAAAGAGTTTCAGGGCAATATGGCCAACTGCGCCATTGCCCTTAACATCGCGAAACGCCTTGGAGCAGACCCGTTTATGTGCGTGCAGAACATCGACATCATCCACGGCAGACCGGCGTTTCGCGCTCAATTCCTCATCGCCATGGTCAACGCATCGGGCCGCTTTTCGCCGCTTCAATTCCGCTTTGAAGGCAAGGGCAACACCCGCTCCTGCCAAGCTTACGCCAAGTCCCGCGAGACTGGCGAGACATGCGAAGGACCGACCGTCACCTGGGCGATGGCTGACGCGGAAGGATGGACAAAGAAGGCGGGCAGCAAGTGGATGACGATGCCCGATCTGATGTTCACTTACCGCGCCGGGGCATTCTTCGCCCGAGTCTACGCTCCCGACATCACGCTTGGCATGATGACGAGCGAGGAGGCCGCCGATGTCGCGCCGATCCGCAACGTAACGCCGGCCACCGTGCCGCTTGATCCATTTGCCGGTCCAGTGGTTGAGTCACTGCCTGAGCCGGAAGCGACGGAAGAAGGAGGTGAGGCATGAACGCGATAAGCGACGGAGAACCGGCATTTCCAGTGCCAGTCGGTGAACGCGAATTCTGGGATCGCGAGGAAAACGGAAACCCGAACGGGATTACGATTCGGGATTATTTCGCGACTGCCGCCATGCAGGGTTTTGTTTCAAGCTATCCCAACGGGCAGGGGGACGGCGCTGAGGCTATTGCCCAAGATAGCTACACTCTAGCCGACGCCATGCTCGCCGCGAGAAAGGAGGGCGCATGAAGATCATCGACACACCGCAACGCTCGCCTGAATGGTTCGACGCCCGCAATGCCTGCTTGGTAACTGCCAGCGATGCTGGTCCTTGGCTATTCGGCACCGACAAGGTCAGTCAAAAAGCCCGCAAGGCCCGTATCTACAAATACCTGCGCAACCAGATGCTTGCCACGATTCCACGCGATGAGTGGGAACGCAAGAAAGCCGAGGACGACGAGAAGCGAATGAGCTTCAACCCATCGATCCAGCGGGGCGTCGAGCAAGAGGACGAGGCTCGCAATCTCTGGTCGGATATCCACGGGCTAGCCGTCGATACGCCGGGGATGCTGACGACCGACTGCGGGCTTTTCGGAGCTTCGCCGGATGGCATCACCGAAAACGGCGGATTGGAGATCAAATGTCCCGATCCTGAAACGCTCATCGCCTGGCACCATGTAAACGAGATGCCGAGTCAGCATTTCGACCAGTGCATGTTTAGCTTGGCCGTGACCGGGTTGGATACATGGCATTTCATGGGCTATTTCCGGGGTATGCCGCCCTTCCTCTGCGTCGTTGAGCGGGACAGCTACACCGAACGCATGGAGGCCGGGATGGCGGCGCTGCGGGCTGAGCTAGATCAAACGCGGGAGGCGTTTCTTGCCAACTGGAAGAGCGCGATGGAAAGGAGTCAGCATGAGTGACC